TGGTGCTGGATACTCACCAGGAACTGCTTCAGACCAAGTTATTATTGGTCATGATGCTGGTTATTATGCCCGTAATAATGATGTTGTAATAATCGGTGAGTCTGCTGGATACTACGCAACCGGTAGTTCAAACACATTTGTAGGAAAAGAAGCTGGAAAAGGTGGAACAACTTCTGCTCCGTTTAGTTCAGGTATAAATAATGTTGCTGTTGGGGGTGAAGCTCTTACTGGATTTACAACTAGTAATAGCAATGTAGCACTTGGGTATAGAGCTCTTAAAGCAGTAACAACTGGTGGGGGTAATATAGGAATTGGCCAACAAGCAGGTGATACATTAACAACTGGTGCTAATAATATTGTTATTGGAAATGCTGCAGATGTTGCTAGTGACGATAATCAATATAATGTTATATTGGGAAGTAGTTTAACTGCAACAGATAAGAATAACGCTGTATTTATTGGTAATGGTACAAACCATATTGAAAATGATTTTAATGCAGATGCTACTTGGAATTACTCATCAGATGTGAGACAAAAGACTGATATAGAGGATGATACTTTAGGGTTGGACTTTATAAATAAGATAAGGCCAGTAGTATACAAACACAAATCCCCAAGTGAGTTTCCAAAGGAATGGAGTTCTTATGACGAAAATAATACAGAACCAATGGGTGGCGATAAAAGGATTCATGGACTAATTGCTCAAGAAGTAAAAGAAGCGTTAGATGAAGTTGGTGCAGACTCTTTTGGTGGTTGGTCTAAAGGTGATGACGGAAGACAGAGGGTTTCAAGAGAAATGTTCGTAACACCATTGATAAAAGCTGTCCAAGAACTAACAGAAATCGTAAAATCTCAACAAAAAGAGATAGAAGAACTGAAAAATCAATAAAAAAATCGTATTTCGTATAATTATATGATATATATTACTATTAATAAACAAAACTAAGGAGTTATTAAAATGGCTGATGAAATTAAATTTACAGATGAAGAGTTAAAGTCTCTTCAGGAATTAAGTCAGAATTATCAAAACATTCAAGCTTCTTTTGGACAAATGAAAGTTCAAAAGATTCTTAATCAACAACAAGCTGATGCTTTAGAAGAAGCTGAAGTAAAAATGGATGCGGATTATAAAGATATTCAAGATAAAGAGCGTGAGTTAGTTCAACAATTGAATGAAAAGTACGGACCAGGTCAATTAGATCCACAAACAGGCGTATTTACACCAGTTCCACAAGAAGAACCTGCTGAAGAAGTAGAAGAATCTTAAATAAATCCTTAATCGGTTGTATTTTGAAAATTTTCGTTATATTTATATATAAGAATTTTCATATTAATTTTTAAAACCTTTAAAGGAGAAAACGCATGGCAGAGAGAATAGTCAGTCCAGGTGTATTTACTCGTGAGAAAGATTTATCTTTTTTACCTCAAGGAATTTCAGAAATAGGTGCAGCAATTATAGGACCAACTCAAAAGGGTCCTTCTTTTGTACCTACTATAATCAGAAATTTTGAAGAGTTTGAAAGAACTTTTGGTTCTTACGATACTAATTACTATACACCTTATGCTGTAAAAGAGTATTTACGTTCCGCTGGAACAGTAACAATAGTTAGAGTTGGATATCTTGGTGGATATAAAGTCGCAGGATTTAATATTTTAGCAAGTGGTTCATCAACATATTGGGGAGAAGGTGGTAAACGTGTTGTTGCAACGATTATGCCTGGAGTTGAAAATAACGAAGGTGCGACAGGAATAAGTGGTTCACTTGGTGGAAGTGTTCAATTTGGTTCTTTTTCACTAAGTATAGTTGGTGATACAACAAACACAGTAACAGGTGTAACTTTAGTTGAAAAAGGTAGTGCGGCTGGTAATTTATCTGCTGCTGATGCTTCTTTTCTTCATAAAGCTTTACCATCAGATGCTTCTGCTAGGTTAATAGGTTCAACCGCTGCTGCTGGATATATTTACAAGTCTTTTAGAACTAATATTAGTGCTTCTTTTTCTTCAGGAATCATATCAAGTGACAATCCTTTAAGTTTAGAAGTTGTATCACAATCTTTTAATGAAGGTGTAGAAACAGTAGATACTTCAGATGGAAATTACATTGTATCTAATACAGGTAATAAAGACGCCGCTGCTGCAAGAACACCTTTTATACAATCACAAACTCCTGTAACAAATCTATTTAGAATTTATACAAGAGCTGATGGTAATGCTACAAACAATCATTATGTAGTGATTAGAGATGTTAAGAGACCACAAAATTCTAACTCTAGTCCAGATTACGCTCAATTTAGCTTATTTTTGTATGAAGTTGGTAATCCAAGTTCTATAGAAAGCTATTCTGGTCTTAATATGGATCCAGATTCATCTAACTATATAGTCAAAGTTATTGGAGACCAATTCTCAACTGTAAATAATGATGGTGAGATTACTACTTATGGTGATTATCCTAATTTATCACCTCGTATTCGTGTCGGTGATTATAAAGAAGATGTGTTTAGAAGTAATAAATCTATGCAACCTATGGGATTTGCTGCTATAAACAATCCAATTGTAGCTGGTTCTGCAACTAATGTTCCAAGTGCTTCATTTAATTTGAGACAGACATTGGATGGTGGTAGTACTGTTTCTTCAACTTACAGATCAGAGTTACCATATGGATTCAAAATTGATTCTGATTTTAACAATCATGAAATTGCTACAAATTTAGAATATTTAGCACCAGTTCCTTATCCAGTAGCTACTGGAAATAATGTTGCTTTTAGTTTAGAAAATATGTTTGGATATGGTACAGCATCAGATTCTGAATTTAGTAGATATACTAATTTTGCTATAGCTTCACAGACATTGAACATATCTTCGTCTGTGGAACAGTTAAAGTTCTCTGTACCATTTCAGTTTGGCTTTGATGGTATAAATCCTGGAAAAGCAAAGAAAACTGGTACTTCAATGTCAGCAACTAACACAAGTGGATTTGATTGTAGTACGGCTACAAAGAGTGGTTCGGTTGCTTATAAGAGAGCTATAAACGCTGTTAGTAATCCTGATGAGTATGATATCAATATGTTGGTAACTCCAGGCATTATTCACAAACATCATTCTGTTGTTAGTAATCATGCAATCGATAAAGTTGAAGATAGAGCAGATACTTTTTTTGTATTAGATGGTAATGATATAGATGATAATGTTGCTACTGCAGTAGATAATGTTGCTACATTAGATACTAACTATGTTGCTACATATTATCCTTGGGTTAAGATGGACAATCCTGCTGGTAATGGACAAATATTTGTACCACCATCAGTAGTAGTTGCTGGTGTAATATCATTTACAGATAGTGTAGCTCACGAATGGTTTGCTCCTGCTGGATTAAACAGAGGTGGATTAGATAATGTTAGAATGACTAAGAAGAAACTTACTCATACTGATAGAGATACTCTTTATGAGGGTAGAGTTAATCCAATTGCTTCTTTTCCAGGTCAAGGAGTTGTGGTATTTGGACAAAAAACACTACAAGCTAAACCATCTGCACTTGATAGAATCAATGTTCGTAGACTATTAATTAGATTGAAGAAATTTATTGCTTCTTCAAGCAGATTCTTAGTATTTGAACAAAATGATTCATCTACAAGAAGTAGATTCTTAAATATAGTTAATCCGTTCTTAGAATCAGTTCAAGCCAATAGTGGTTTGAGTGCTTTTAAAGTTGTAATGGATGATTCCAACAATACACCTGATGTTATCGATAGAAATCAGTTGATTGGACAGATATTCATACAACCTACGAGAACTGCTGAGTTTATTGTATTAGACTTTACAGTTCTACCAACGGGTGCTGCATTTCCTGAATAACAGGGAGGTGTAAAACAATGAGAAAGGGGAACAATTTAGTTCCCCTTTTTTATTACCTTAAAAACTATGAAAAAACTATGAAATAATAAGGTAATATTCTGTATCGATTTTTCAGTTTGTTTATATTTATATATGAAAGAATTAAACACTTAATAGGAGAACTGAAATGGCAGATTTAATCGATCCTTCAGAAATTATGTTTACACCATTTGAGCCGAAAGTTAAAAATCGGTTTATTATGTACATAGAAGGAATACCTGCGTATCTTATTAGAGCAGCCGCAAGACCACAAATCTCATTTGAAGAGATTGAGCTCGATCACATTAACACAAAAAGATATGTAAAAGGTAAAGGTACTTGGGAACAATTAGAAGTAACTCTTTACGATCCTATTGTACCATCTGGTGCACAAGCTGTTATGGAGTGGGTAAGATTACATAAAGAGTCTGTTACTGGTAGAGATGGATATTCAGACTTCTATAAGAAAGATATTACATTTAATGTTTTAGGACCAGTTGGAGATAAAGTTGAAGAATGGACACTAAAAGGTGCTTTTATTCAAACAGCTAACTTTGGTGATATGAACTTCGAAACTAATGAACCTAATGACATTACATTAACACTAAGATACGATTACGCTATCTTACAATTCTAAGAGGATAATATGAGTTTTTTAAGAGAAATGCTTTCTAGCGATGCTAAAATCTCTAGTAAAAGATTTGTTGGTTTTATGGCATTCTTTATGTTGATTTGTAGTTGGGGTGCTGACACCTTTTCTGCATTTGAAGTTAAGGATAAGATATTAGAATGCTTTATGTACATTTCAGTCGTTGGACTAGGTGTTACAGCAGCCGAAAAATTCGGTAAAAAATAGTTATAATTCTAAGTTAAATTATAGGAGTCAATTATGGCAGAAGTCAAGTTCCCTACGGAAGTAGTGGATTTGCCGTCACAGGGATTATTATATCCAAAAGATAGCCCCCTATCTAGTGGTACAATAGAAGTCAAGTATATGACGGCAAGAGAAGAGGATATCCTCACATCAGCTAACCTTATTAAGAGAGGTATAGTTGTTGAAAAGTTATTGGAAGCTTTAATAGTAGATAAATCAATCAAAGTAGATGACTTATTGGTAGGTGATAAGAATGCTATTCTTATTGCTGCTCGTATTCTCGCATATGGTAAGATATATGAATTAGAATATGCTGGTCAAAAATTAGAGGTAGATTTAACTCAACTTAAAGAAAATAAGTTAGATGAAAGTATAGTATCGAATGGAGCTAATGAGTTTGAGTTTGAATTACCTGCTACAAAAAGAAAATTAACATTTAAACTACTTACATCAGGCGATGAAAAAGAAATTGATAAAGAAATTGCTGGTTATGAAAAAGTTGGAGATGGTGTGGGTTACGATTTAACTACACGTTTAAAACATCAAATAATTTCTATAGATGGAGATACTAAAAGAGCTAGTATAAATTCATTCGTAGATAATGAGTTTTTGTCAAGAGATTCAATTGCTTTTAGAATACATTCAGCTGAAATTATGCCAGATGTAGATATGACATCAACATATACAGATGAAGATGGAAACGAAAAGGAGTTCACGGTCCCTATGACCGTTACGTTTCTTTGGCCTTCCGTTGGAGTATAAGACTCAGTTACACGAACAAATATTTCAGATAAGTTTTAATTCACAAGGTATGTTCTCCTTTACAGAGGTATACAACATGCCTGTATATCTCCGTACATTTTACTTTAAACGATTACAGAAACATTTTAAAGAAGAGGCTGATGAGATTAAGAAAGCTCGGCGGAAGAATAAATCTACCATGCCATCATTCAAAAAATGATAAATGTGATATTTATTATTGAATAATTCCACACAAAAATAATTTATGGAGAAACACAATGGCTGGTAGAGAAGGTATGTTATTTAAATTCTTTGAGAAATGGAAAGATAGAAAACTTAATAGTCTTGCTAAATCCATGCTTAAAAAAAATCCACAACTTGAAAAAGATTTGAAAAAACTAGGTGATAGTTTTGAAAAACTTGAAAAAGAATTTGCTAAGAAGAAGTAATAATGGCTAAAAGAAACGATTTAATGAAACAAGAAGAACTTCTTAAAAAAATCTTAGATTTAGAAAAAAAGATAGAAGAGAAGGGTAAAGCTACATCTGCGCAACAGAATCAACTTAATAAAGCGTATCAAGAAAGTTTTAAAGCCAAGTCAGCGTCATATGATTTAGAGAAAAAAATAAATGATTTTAATAAATCAGCCCTTGGTCGTGCTGGTAAAAAGCTAGGAATAGATAAACAAATGAATAACCTAGCTGCTCTAAGAGAAAATGGAAGTAAAAAAGATATAAAAAACGCAGATAAACTATTTGATATTATGGAACAAGTATCAAGTGGTACAAAATCATTTAGTGAAGCTTTAAGTGATATAGGTGAAGGTGATTTTGGAAAACTACAAGATCAAGCAGTTATTTTTGGACAACTTCTTGACAATAATCGTGGATCATTAGAAAAACAAATAAAAGTAGGAGTGGGTATTAAAAAAGGTTTTGAATCAATTTCAGAAACACTTCTTGGAATAAATGTTGCTGAAACACTTTCTGCTGCTGGTGCATTAGCAGCTATAACCTCATTTTTAGGAAAAGCTTTAGAGGTTAAACAAACATTAGGAACTACAGCGGTAGAGTCTGCTAGAGTAGCTGGTAATATGACAGCAGCCGGCGTTGCTGCCAGAATGATGGGTGGTAACGCACAAGAAGCTGAAGCGGCTGTATCTGCTATGGTAGATGAGTTTGGTACTTTAAATGTATTGAGTTTACAAACATCTCTTAGTTTAGGTGCTTTAGTAGCTGATACTGGTTTAACTGGAGCCAATGCCGCTAAACTATTAAAATCAATGGAAGCAATTGGTACTTCTTCTATTGAAACCAATATGAATATAATATCTGCTACTGCAGAATTAGCTAGAGCAGAAGGAGTTGCTCCAGCACAAGTATTAAATGATATAGCTGAGAGTACAGAAACATTTGCTTTATTTGCAAAAGATGGTGGGGATAATATAGCGAAAGCGGCTATAGAAGCTAGAAAGTTAGGATTAAATTTAGGAACAGTTGCTGGTATAGCTGAAAGTTTATTAGATTTTGAATCATCTATTGGTCAAGAAATGGAAGCCTCAGTATTATTGGGTAGACAACTTAATTTAGATAAAGCAAGAGAATTAGCGTTATCAGGAAATTTAGCTGGATTGTCTGAAGAGATTAAAAATCAGGTTGGTAGTCAATCAGAGTTTGAAGCTATGAATGTAGTTCAGAGAAAAGCTTTGGCTCAAGCAATAGGAGTTAGCGCTTCAGATTTAGGTAAGATAGTAGCTGGAGAAAAAACATCAGCTGAATTAGCAGAAGAGAAGAATAGGAAAGAAAGGGAATTTATAGGTTTACAGAAACTAGCTGCGAATGCGCAGATAATAACAGCAGTTGCTTCAATAGCATCTGGTTGGGGTAAATTTGGTCCTTTAGGAGCAGCAGGCGCTGCAGCAGCTATAATGGGTTTATATAGTGCTATCTCTTCAGCTCCAAAACTAGAAAAAGGTGGAGTTGTAAAAGAAACTGGTATGGCTGTAGTTCACAAAGGTGAGGTATTCTCAGGCACTAGAAATGAAATGGGAATGGGTAGTGGACAAACTAATAAGTTACTAAGAGAATTAATTGCCCAAAATGAATTTTTAATGAATAGACTAACAAACAGAGTAACTGATATAACATTATCAAAAACTTAGGAGATAAAAGTGAGTGTAATCAGAAAATATGTCCTATCAGAATTTAGAGGACAAACCACTCGTGATAGTATTGACAATCAGATAGAAAATGGGGTAGATTTTTTCCCAAATACTGATGCTCCTGGTTTTACACCTAAAACAGATTTAGAATCTCTATATGATAAGGTTAAAGATGGTAACTTAGGACCAGTTGGTGGAAATGTTAGTAAGTATGCTAGTCTCTTAGCTGGACAACATAGTTCTCAGTTTTCTTTTCCAAATGCTGATAGAGAGAATAATATTAATATAAATCCTGAAGGATTTTCAGGTTTAAAAACTACATTTGATTTACCAAGAGAAAGTTTTAGGTTTACAACATTAGGTCCTGAAAATGATACATTCAAACCTACTTTTTCATCTACTTTGGGATTAGGTAGTTCTAAATTTACAGATACTATTGATTTATTTCATAGATACGAAAGTTCAGAGTTTACAAATCTTCCTGGAATTAGTTCGGATAATCTTTTTTTCAATCGTTCTTTAGGAGAAGGTGGTAGTTTTAGAAAAGCTGCTGATCCTGTTGGTTTAACCCATCCTATTATTTTAAGACCATTTGGTTCTAATTGGAAAAATGCATACACAGATTTACAAATAGCTAATTTAAAAATTCCTCAAGTAGAACTAAAATTTGGTCAAACATTAGCTACAGAAGGAGTTAGTCTCGCTGATATGGCTTCTAGAAATATTGCTGATTACGCAAGAATACTTAGATGGTCATTAACTCCACAGGGTGCAAGTTTTATTACAAAACAACACTCACTTCAAAACATGAATCCAACAATAGAAACCAAAAAATTTAATCCAGATTCTATTCTTGGTGTTGCTGGTGGTTTAGATAAAACTGTTTTACCTATATATCATCCTGAAAGACATGTTGGTGGGTTAGCTAGTAGGTATGAGAATGTGTTAGGTTTAACAGGATTTAATCCTACGCCTGGTATACAATTGACTGGTGGTAGTAGATTGGCTTATCAAGCAAAAGCTTTTTCAATACCTATTCCGATACCAACTGTAAATACTAAGAGTAAATTACTTAACACTATTGCTAATTTTGCTATCAATACTGCTAATACTGTATATGACGCTTTGCAGATTCCAATAGATATTGGTTTATCGAATCCAAATAAATACAACCTATTTCCCTCAGCTGCTCCAGTATCAACTCATTTAGGTTATGTGGCATTCGGAACGGGAGCTGCTCAAGTTGTTATAGACTCTTTGTTAGTAAGATTTAAAAAAGGTGGAACTTTTAATAAAGCCACAGCTAAAAAGGGTGAACCTGGTGATTTAGTTAGACATAAAACTTTATTCTACGGAGAGTTACATGTAAATAATTCTTATGAAAAAATTAAAACTAATCAGAAGATGGTTAAAGACATAGGAAGTCCAGGTGCTTTGGGGTTATCGGTAAAAAATGATTCAAAACTAGGTTTATATAAAGGTAATTTGAAATCCTCAAATGTTGATAAAGTAAATGCACTACATTATCCTTTTAATTATGATTTGTCCGATAGTCCAGATTTAAAAGATTTTATAAAGTTTAGATTTAAGGATGTAATTTCAAACAGATATATAATTTTCAGAGCCATTCTTGATGGAATAACAGATTCTATAACTCCTGAATATGGAGAAGAAAGGTATATAGGTAGGCCTGATAAAGTTTATGTATATCAAGGTGCTGATAGAACTGTAAGTTTTAATTTTAGTATTTACCCAAAAACTAAACAAGAATTTCCTATATTAATGAATAAGTTAAATCATTTAATAGGTCTTTGTTATCCAAGTTATACCAAACAAGAAATGATGGTGACTCCTTTTATTGAATTGACTCTTGGTGATATGTTTGTAGATACATCTGGAATTTTAACAGGACTTACAGTTACAGTAGAAGATACTAGTACTTGGGAAATAGATGATGGATTACAATTCCCACACTTTATAAAAGCGGCTTGTGAGTTTAAATACATTGGGAATAATAAACTTTCTTCTGTTTCAACAAATCATTACAATGGATTAAGATATCAACCACCAACCACTCAAGATTCTTTTGAAAATGCTAGACGAACAGATACTATTAGTGACCAACGAACACCTCTTAATATTTCTATAGAACCAGTGGAAGTACCTTACTTACCACAAGATTTTATAGATGTAGATGAAGATGGTAATGTCACTAATTTTAATAATGCATTAGAAGGAGTATCAGCATAATGAGATATAAAAGCGCAAAACTAAAAATTGACAAAAATGGTAAAAGATACTATAAGCCAACAATAGTGCCTAATATTCCTATAAAAGATTCAGATGTATTTGTTTATCCGAGATATGGCGATAGATTCGATACAATAGCTCATAGATACTATGGAGATTCTAATCTATGGTGGATTATTGCAAAAGCTAATGAAATGAGTAAAGGGCAAATATCACCTAATCCTGAAATAAAGTTGAGAATCCCAACAATAATAGATGATATTTTGGAAGCTGTAAATATAAGTAATAGTTAGCATGTATTCAAAGTTTATACCAAAAAATATTCAAGAAAAGCTTAAAGCAAAAGAAAGAGCTCTTGCTTGGAAAGAATCAAATGCTAATCAATCAGCTTTACCTGAAGGTGCATTAAAACCAGTTGATATTCAAAGTAGAACAACTTTCGTTAGAATGTGTTCTAATAAAGTAGATTCTGTAACGAATATTCTTATTTCTGGAGGAAAACATAATCCAGATGCGAGCACTTCACGTCCCTCTGGTAGAACTATGAGACATGGTTTGGATGTAGAAGGGGATTATGGTTCTGATTTTAATACATTTCTTTATCAACAAACATTACGAAACGGTATCAGGCCAATTGCTGGAATTAAAGATATTAATGTGGAATATAAGGGTTCTTACAAAGCTATAAGAGAAGCTACAGTGAATTGGACTATTGGTTCTCTCGAAGAGTTAGATGAACTTACTCCTTACTTTTTAACGTTAGGAAAAACAGTGGTAGTAGACTTTGGATGGGTTAATCCAAATGTAAAAAGCTTTACTCAAATGTTTGGTGAAGGAGTAGACCCATTCATAACATTTCAAAACGAAAATGTAGATTTTGAAAATCCTGAAGCAGACGTATATGCAAACTTTAAAGTAAGTCAAGAAATATTTACAAACGCACAAGTTCGTATTCAAAAAATGGGTGGTGATTATGATGCTATAGGTGGAAAAGTTTCTAATTTTGAAATATCAATGAGAACTGATGGTGGATTCGATTGCGTTACTCAAATAACTGCTCTTGGCTCTACACTTTTTTCAAAACCTATAGATAAACCAACTGACCAGATAACCGCTATTGGAATAGGAACTTCAAAAGATTTAGAAGAAAATAAATCACAAATTGTTAAAGCTGCTGGTTCAAATGACAATATTATAAATGCTCTTGTAAATCTAAAATCAACCATTGTAAGAAGTGTCTTTAGAGTAATTACAGAAGACGATACATTACCTACTTTGAAATACAGTCAAATGAAGAGTAATAAATCTATCTATTGGGATCACGCTGCTGAAAATTACGCTATAGCTTTAGATGATGAGTTTAACCCTCAAGTTTGTTGGATGAATTTAAATGGTAGACAACATTTTTTTGTGAAATGGGGTTGGATGGAAGACCAACTAATGAATAGATATTTATCATATGAGGCGGGAGAAGGAACTTCAGAGGGAATAAAAATTAGTTTTAGAAGTATAAGAACTGCTGTTGATGGCGATGGCCAACCAATTCTTAATCCTGAAGACACCTCTGAGGAACAAAAACAACAATCGGCAAAAAAAGCTAAAAGGAAAAAAAGCAGAGATATAAATAAATTTTATGGTGGACAAATGTATACAATTGTATCTGGAGATACCCTCTTCGGTATAGCTCAGAAATATCAAGTTTCCCAAAGTGAAATATTAGAACTAAATGATATAGAAAATCCCAATCAAATATCCGTAGGACAAGAGATAATGTTACCTACCTCTGCTGTCATACCGTTACAAGAGATGACACAAGAACAATTACAACAAATGACTTCTTTTGAGGATGATAGCACGCTTTATAATCAAGGAGGTGCTGATATAAGAAATGCCGGAACATATCGACAAGCAAAAAATGGAGCAGAGTACGATGATTATGGTAATTCTATAGTTAATACATCTAATGAAGAACTTATTGAAGAAAAAACACAAATTCGTAATCCAAATATTACTTTGAGTAGTCTACCTTACAAAGACAGAATACCCTCACAACATATGTTCAAATTTAGAAAAGAATCAACCTTAATCAGAAATAAACCATCTCAGTATTTTATGCCTATAGATATGTTTAAATTTTGGTCTACTGAACTGATGCCTAATGTTGATAGAATTGATGGTAGTACGTTTAAATTTACTAATAGTAAGGGAACGAATATCAAAAATTGGTATAAAGCATGGAAAGGTTCTTCAAGTTTAAAAAGAGAACAATTTACAGTAAATTCTGAACAAGGAATATTAAGAAATATGTGGGTAAATGTAGAGCAGATACAGAAATCTTTTAACATAACCAATGCAGATTCTGATAAACCAAAAGCAAATCCTCCTGGAACTTTTGAAACAGCGATAAAAAATTTGCTAAACGCTTTAAACTCTAACTTTTATAATGTATGGGATTTTGAATTAGCAGTAGATCCTTACGATAGCACTAATATGGGAGTTATGGATAGAAAAGTGGCTTCTTTAGATACACAATCTTTAAAATATACGAGATATAAAACAGATGTGGTTGATGCGGAGGGAAAAAATGTAGAAGATAAAGAGGGTGCTGATAGTCACAAGGTTCAAGATACAGGAATTTATAAGTTTCCGTCTTTTAAAGTAGGTAGTATAGTAAAATCTCAAAATTTGACTTTCAAAATACCAGATTCTATGGCTTTAACTATTCTTTATGGCTCAAATAAAGAAGTAAAGGGAGCTGATAATCAAAATAATTTCAATAATCCTGAGTTAATGAGAATGTTTAACAGTGATAGCTCTATAGAATATGATGATAAATTTTTGAAATCTATGATGACGGCTCATATAAAAAAAGGAGCTGGAAGTGGGTCTGCAGTTCAAAATATTGGAAGTTTTAAAACAAGTCCTAATTCAAAATTAGTTAAAGGTAATGAACATAGAGGTTTGCGTATAAATCCTGAAACACCTGGATATAAAATATGGTCAGGTAATGCTGATGATGAAATTGAACCACAATCACAAGGTAATACATTTGCTAAAACTAAATTCGTGTTTAGTTCAGATGGTGAAGTGATAGAGTTAAGAGAAAAAACTGAAGATATTCCAACTGGTCAAACTAGAGAAGAACTTGAACCTATATATATGAGTATGGTTACAGATAAAACTAGAGGGAAATTTGATGTAAAAAGTACATCTCCAAAGTTATATAATTACGGAAAAGAAGGTGACGGGAAAAAAAGAACATTAAAACTAAAAGATGGTATTTCAAAATTGATAAGAAGTAGAGTAAATGGTACTATTGAAACAGAAGATGAAAAAGAATTATCATCTCAGTTAGATCCAATAATACCAGCAGAGCTAACTTTAGAAGTGGATGGTATTGGTGGATTAGTTCCAGGTGATATAATTCATACTGATTACATACAAGAAAAGTATAGAGTAGAGATAAAAGATACTGAAAAGACTTACGGTCCTTACACTTATTTTATGATTAAAGGGGTAAATCAAAAAGTTAGTTCTGATAGTTGGACTACTGAATTAAATACTGTTATGAAACTTAATCGCATTCCTTTAACAAATTCTGGTTCAAATTTGTCTTTAGATCGTGAACCAATAGATCAAACTGTAGAAGAACCACCAGCAAGGCCTTCCATACCAGTGCCAACTGATGATGAAAATATCGCAGATGAGGTAACTTTAGATGACCTAGATTTTGATGATTTTGAAGAATGGGAAGCTCCACCTAAACCAGAGCCGGTTACAAAACAAGTACAATATGAACTTGGTATTGGTCATAGCATTCCAAATATGGATTTTGAAACAGGCACAGTAAATATATCACAGATATTATATAATGCAGGAGTACAAAGAAGTTCTTACTATTACGATAGAGATACTGAAGTGGTAGAGTTTGAGTCGCCGAAAATAGGTGGTATGCCTGTAAGACCATCCATACCAGTGCCAACCGATGATGAGGACATAGCAGATGATGTGAAATTAGACAAATTAGAGTTTGATACTTTTGAACCTTGGACTCCACCACCAGTTCCAAAGAAAAAAGAGCAACAAGAGCAAAAGGAAGCAAAAACAATGAAAAGTCCAAAAAAGAGAGGAGAACAAAAATCAACTTACAGAGGACATTATTGGCAAAACGATGAATATCTATATTCAAATGAATATTATGGTAAGCCTGAATGGAGACCTATATTTGAATTTCAAGATGGCTTTAGAGCATCCTTTGACAGATTTCCATATGACCACCCAACAAGACCATCGGAAGCAGCTGTGAAAACGATAAGAGAACAACAGCTATATTCTGTGAGAAAAGCACATTGGGATAGAGAAATAGAAGGACCGAATGTAAAAGGTAAAAGTGTACTAGATCATGATGGTGGTGATAGAAGAGCTGGTTCAATTTTAGGTGCGAGGTATAGATAATGGCTACATATGGTTCAACATCAGGTGGTGTAACAGAAGCAACCACAACACAACAAACTTCAGGAGACAGTTCCCCTTATGTAATGGTAAATTTACAATTACAAAAGCTGATACGTGGTGAGGAAACCTACTACATCGATCCAATGATAGAAGCTATACACTCTGTGACTGAAAGAAAGGTAGAAAATCTTACAGCAGAAAAAAATCAATTTAGATTTGCAAATGGTAGAATATTAGGTGAGGGGCTTTCTTATCACATACACTACACAAAAAACTTAGATGAGTTTTTTATGTCAGGACCACAACATAGTTCCACTAGTCAATTACTATTTCCAATGGGTTTAGATGTTTCTAATTTTACTTATTTCAATATTTTAAATAAACAATCCCCATTAAAATTAAATAACAAAGTAACTATTCCAACAGAGCAAAATTATTCTAAAGGAAGCTATAAAAGGTATTTTGCTAAACAAGTTAACGATGAAAATCAATCACCAATTGAAGTTAGTAAAGAAGATTACCAATCATCTCCTTTGTATAATTATGTTGAACTAAGATGGTACATATCAGGACCTCGTAATTATGTTTACGCTGAAAATATAAAATCTATAAATATAGCATCTATCTCAATTTCAGATATAAGAAGATTGCTAACACCTTTTCAGTTCTATGTATTTGAAGAAAATTTAAGTGATGCTGAACGGATAAGAAGAAAACTACAAGGTTCATGTTCACTTGGCCCACAATACAAATCAAAAGCAGCTTGTGAAGCAGCAGGCGGTGTTTGGTCATATGGTATGATGTCTTTATCTAACTATGGTACAACTACATTAAGTGATACTACAACTGGAGCTGGTAACGCGTGGGCAAATGGGGGTTCGTGTTCACTTGGCCCGCAATACACAACAAAAGCAGCTTGTGAAGCAGCAGGTGGTGTTTGGACAGATGGAACTACAGGACTTTCAACAGATGGAAATGGTAACTATGAGAGTAATTCTGAAAATGATGGCAAGATAGATGCTGCTGGTGATTTTCTAGATCCAAACAGACTCTGTTAAAAATAATTTACATTTTGAAAGTTCTATTTAATATTTATTTTAAATTAGAGGTTATATTATGTTAAAAGGTGAAGTCTTAGATAAAGGCTTTATTGAGGTTGTTGATTCGTTGGGAAACGATTTGACTGTAGTCAATTCAGCTAGAGTATCATTCGGTAAAAGAAAAGAAAAGTGGGATAAATCAGACGAAAGATTAGTTCGTTATCTGGCAAAATACAAACACTATTCTCCATTCAGACACTTACAAGTACAATTCCACATTAAAGCACCTGAGTTCGTAATGAGACAATGGTATAAACACGTTGTTGGTATAGAGACTACATCTAATTCTGCTATAAAAGATCATGCTTGGAATGAGATAAGTGGTAGATATGTTCCAGTGGAAGATTTTTATGTACCATCCGTTTGGAGAAAACAATCCGATGATAACAAACAAGCATCAGAGGGTGTGTTGGATGACTTACAACAAAAAAGAATGAGTAGTGCTTACGATGAGTATATGAGACAAGTAGAGATGATATACGATCGTATGATTAGTGCGGGTACAGCTAAAGAACAAGCAAGAATTATATTACCTTTATCACAATACACAGAAGTTTATTGGACTGCTTCATTCCAAGCGATAATGAACTTCATTGAACTACGAAATGAGAAAACATCACAATGGGAGATTCAGGAGTATGCTAAGGTTATGTTGGATTTGATGAAAGATGTATATCCACAAACAACTAAACTTTGGTCAGAGGCTCACAATTGGTTATTGTAGAAAATAAAAAAGAGTTTTTAGAATTTGCTGAAACTTTTAGTAATTTCGACTCTGTTGTAATTCCAATAGAATGTGATTTCAATAAACATCCTAAAGATACTAAGCTATGTATGTTGTATGCTAGGATTCTTTCTGATAAGAAAAAAGAATATATACTACCATTCAGACATTCTGATACTTTAAATTTAGATACACAAAGAATAGATGACCTTTGGACACCAAAGAATGTTTACACTTATGATAAGAAAAAACTATTACACTTTTTTGATTGGAAAAACACACATGATGTTCAGATGAATTATTATTTAGAGAAAAATGAACCATTGGTTATAGAACACATAGTTACAAATGCACACGAATACTTTTACAGAAAATATTATGGTAACTCTAATATAAATTGTGTTATACCTATTATGAAACATTTAGAGTGGTGTAGGAAAATAGTAGACATTTTAAAAACAGCTGGTGTTATCGGATTGAAGGAAACGGAATCGGTATATAATATTTATAATGAGAATGTACTAGAGAACCTACAGAAGATAGAGTCAAATGGATTACAAACTACAGATGGTATGGTATATTCGGAGTATAATCCTTACACCGCTACTGGTCGCCCATCAAATAGATTCGGTGGTTTGAACTTTGCTGCTCTTAACAAAAAGGATGGTAGTAGAAAGAAGTTTATAAGTAGATATGGTAAAGAGGGAATGTTGGTAGAGATGGATTATGATGCTTATCATCTTCGCTTAATCGGGGATGTTGTAGATTATAAATTCCCAAAGGGTTCAGTTCACAAACACATGGCTAAGTTTTATGGTGTTGATTATGAGGAAGCAAAGTCTTTATCATTTCAGTATTTATATGGTAACATTCCATACGAAGTATCACAAATCAACCCTTTTTTCTGTAAAGTAGAGGATTATGTAAATGGTGTTTGGGAGTCATATAAATCAAAGAATTTCATAGAATCTGATATTTATAATAAGAGAATATATAGAAAAAATCTATCTGATATGAATAAGAACAAAGTTTTTAACTATCTTATTCAGCTGATGGAAACAGAAAGTAATATGAGAATACTTACAGAACTCTTACCTAAAATAGAAGGTTATAAGAGTAAATTAGTTCTGTATAGTTATGATTCATTTTTGTTTGACTTTTACTTACCAGATGGATTGGATTTTCTCAAAAAAGTAAAGGATATAATTGAACAGAGTGGTAAATTTCCAGTCAAGGTTGGTAAGGGGTGGAATTATCACGAAATGGAAGATATTACGAGGAAGTTTAAATGATTACAGACTTAAATGAAATACTAGTAGAATGGGCGTACCGAACAAACGATGGTAAGCCTGATGTAAATAATAGTGCTAAGTTATTGACATTAGAAACAGTGTTGAAAGACTTTGGTTGGACTAGAGAAGCTAGAGCTGAGTTGTTGAGTACATTGATGGAAGCTGATATCGTTAAGAATAGAGATAGTGGTAACATTTATACAGTACAGAAACATAATCCAGACACTCAAGATTTAGTAAAGAAAGATGCTTCTGATGCTGAGATTGCTAAAGTTACAAAGAAAAAGGTAGATAAAGAAAAAGGTGATAAAGAACCAAAAGATAATCAAAAAAGAGTTATTAATGGTAAAGATAAAACATTAAAGAAAGTAAATACTTCTGATACCGAAACTTTTTCTCAAGATATAGAACCAGATGACGATGATTACAGTAACGATTTAGAAATTGGAGAGCCACCACCTAAGTTTGAAATACCTGAAGAATTGAATAAAGGTAAATTTCCAAAGAAATATGTTAAGTTAATAAATAGAATGATGAATAGTAAGAGAGTTGGTACTAAACCTGAAATTTCTACGTTGATTTCAAAAGGTGGTGCTGGTGCTATATCCGCACAAGCAGGTGAAGTGCTAACGCTTATGGCTACTTCTATGTCTGATGATGAATGGGAAAGCTTACAAAATTCTATGTTAGAACATGAAAAAGCAATTATAGAAAATAATCCTGATTTAAAAGCTCCTGGTAAAAGAGTGATAAACAAAGGTTGGATTGTTGCTTCTGGTAAGAGTAGAAAAGCTATTAGAGACAGAATAAGTAAAAAGTATGGTGAAGGTGTTCAAATTTCAAATACTGGTTGGGATACAGAAGAAGATGTTAATGCTATGGGTTGGGATGACTATGCTGGTTCAAAAGGATTCTCAACAGATATGTATGTTAAGGTAAAAACAAAAGATGGTCAAGAGATAATGGATGAGGTTTCTCTCAAAAAGAATGAAAATATTAACTTCCTAAACTCATCCACTGGAAAATTCAGAGAGTGGGATGAAGATAGTGTTGGTAGCGAAATAGATGCTAAAGAGTATGCTAATACAGAAAGAGATAGTCTTAATGAAGCTATTAAGGAATTTGATTTAGATTTACCTAATCCAACAAGTAGAAAATCAGCTAAAGCTGTTTGGTTGGCTATGGTTGAAAAAACCGATTATAATACAAAAACAGGTAAAATGACAACAAGTAATCCTCCAACTAAAGAAGAGCTGTGGGTTCAATCTCATGTAAAACAAATTCGTGACTACACTACAACATCTACAAGAGCAATAGTTGATAATCCTAAATTGAAAGCAGGAATGTTAAAAGAAATTAGAAAAGAGTTTCCTTTAAAATCTGTTGGTGAAGGTGAGGAGACTATGGCTATAGGAGACTTGAGTTTAGATCCCGATACTATGACAGAATTATTCGGAACTTCTGATTTTGAAAAAATAAAAGAAAACTTAGTTGTAAATGAAAGTGTAGACCCACCAGCTCTTGCTTACAGAGCAGGAACAGATGAAGAAATGTTTAATGTTGCTAGTATTGTGATAAGACAAGATGGTGTTGGATATGGTGGTAGCTCTATGAAATTTGAAATGCAAATGGAAAAGGAGTTTGCTAGTAAATTAAGAGAGTCTCATAATAAGGTTTACAATAAATGAAAACTCAACTACTCTGCACATTCACTCAAAAAGAAAATCTAAACGATATTCTTGACCTAATCATTTTATGTAATGATATACTCTACGATAAGATATATGTATTTCAGAATGGTAAAGACCACAACCAACTAATCTGTACCTACAATGTTGAGTACGATGGTGATAATCATCCTGAAGATATTCCAAATACTATATCACTACATAGAAAGAAACAAAGCAACACACTATACACAATCAATGCTCTGAACGAAGTCATCAGAGAACTCAATGGTGGTGTGCTTGATAAAAGATTTCCTATACCTTGGGATGATTACTATAATAGTTTATTACTAACAAATGACAACGGACTAAATAAAATACCAACAAAAATACACAGTATAGTTGATACAAAAAATTATAAAGAAAAGTAAAAAAATATTTGTATTTGGTTTTATAACCTTATACTTATTATCAAATGGTTACTATTGTAACTTAAAAATGCTAATTAAATAATAGGAGAATAAATAATGGATATTAATTCAATTCGTAAGCGTCTTAATCAACTTCAAACAACAAACAATAGGACTTCAAACCTATGGAAACCTCAACCAGGAAAACAAGTAATTAGAGTGTTACCTTATAAACATAATAAGGATAATCCTTTCATTGAATTGTTCTTTCATTTTGGTTTGAATAATAAAACCTATCTTTCACCAATCACATATGGTCGTCCTGACCCAATTGAAGAGTTTGCTCAAAAACTTAAAACAAGTGGGAACAGAGAAGAGTATCAGATGGCTCGTAAGCTGGAATCCAAAATGAGAACTTTTGCTCCAGTCATCGTTCGTGGTGAAGAAAGTCAAGGTGTTCGTTTTTGGGGATTTGGTAAGACGGTCTATCAAGAATTACTTTCTGTAATAGCAGATCCAGACTATGGTGATATCACAGACGCTGTTAGTGGTCGTGATGTATCAGTAGAATTTATTACTGCTGAAGAAAGTGGTGCTTCATTTCCTAAGACTACTATTCGTGTTAAACCTAATCAGACTCCAATCTCAGAGGATAAAGCACAATTAGAAGGTCTCTTAGAAAATCAAAAAGACATAAATGAATTATATCAGGAACTATCGTATGAAGAACTTACAGATGTTCTGAACCAATGGTTAAATCCAGAGGCTTCAGATGATGAAGAAAAGAGTTCTGATACTTCAGTTTCCGCAGTTGTTGCTGAATCAGCGAAAGTTGAAGATGCAAGTGCTGCATTTGATGAGTTATTCAATAAGTAAATAAAGTGTAGTGGGTGTTGAAGCCAACACTAATAAAACCGAGTGTGTGCATCCAGTATAGGAATAAAAGCCGGACACACCCACTATTTAAATAGGAGAATTATATGTCAGTTAAAGAAGATTTAGCTGGAGTTCTTGCCGATTCTTTAAATAAGAAATTTAAAGATTATAAGGTTGCGTACTTCTTAGATGGTGCTAATCCAACACCCACCGATATAAAAGAATTTATCTCTACCGGTTCAACAATGTTGGACTTAGCTATTTCAAACAAAGCTAATGGTGGTATTGCTGTCGGTAGGATTACAGAATTAAATGGATTAGAGAGTAGTGGTAAATCATTAGTGGGTGCACATCTACTTGCAGAGACACAGAAAAAAGGTGGTGTCGCTGTTTATATAGATACTGAAACTGCTGTTAGTGAAGATTTTCTTGAAGTGATAGGTGTGGATATAAGTAAAATGTTATATCTACACTTAGAAACCGTAGAGGATATATTCGAAGCTATCGAAGAGATTGTAACAAAGGTGAGAGAATCAGATAAGGATAGGTTAGTAACTATCTTAGTTGATTCATTAGCTGCTGCTACAACGAAAGTTGAGTTAAATGCCGACTATGATAAAGATGGTTGGGCTACATCAAAAGCTATTGTAATATCTAAAGCTATGAGAAAGATTACTCAGATGATTGGTAGACAAAGAATAGGTTTAGTATTTACAAATCAGTTAAGACAAAAATTAGGTGTAATGTTTGGAGACCCTTGGACAACAAGTGGTGGAAAAGCATTACCATTTCATGCTTCTACTCGTATCCGTCTGAAGAATAAAGGACAGATAAAAGATAGTAAGAAAAATGTCATCGGAATGACTATTCTCGCACAGGTTATAAAGAATAGATTGGGTCCTCCGCTGAGAAAAGCGGAGTTCCCTCTCTACTTCGAAAGTGGTATTGATGATGAGGGTAGTTGGTTGCAAGTTATGAAAGATCACGGATTAGTAAAAGTAGGTGGTGCTTGGTATACTATGACAGACCATAATGGAAATGAAATGAAGTTTCAATCTAAAGATTGGTCTGAAAAGTTAGAAGATAAAGAGTTTAAATCATATTGTTACCAACTCATTTGTGATAAAGTGATACTAAAATATAACAAAGCTGAAATCGGCATCGATGATGTAGAAATAGATGATGAGAGTATGGATGAGTAATGCAAAGTATTTGTCTATACTTGAGGAAATAAAAAATAAAGGCGGTAAATTAGACTCAGAAGAACCTGATGATAAGGTATTGATTATAGATGGTCTGAATACTTTTATAAGATGTTTCAGCGCTATACCAACTCTCAATGATGACGGTGCTCATGTTGGGGGAATAGTTGGTTTTCTTAGGTCAATAGGATACGCTATAAGGACAATTAGACCTACCCGAACTGTCATAGTATTTGATGGTAAAGGTGGGTCTAACCGCCGTAAAAAAATATTTCCAGAGTATAAGGCTGGTAGAAATATGTCTGAAAGACTAAATCGGTCTTATGATTTTAATACTAAGGAAGATGAGCATCAATCTATGGTTATGCAATTAACTAGAGTAATTGATTATTTAGATTATCTTCCACTTACTACTATTACAATTGAGAACATAGAAGCTGATGACACAATGGCTTATGTCACTAAACAGATTCTAAAAACATCTAATATAATTTTGATGTCAACAGACAAAGACTTTCTTCAATTAGTAAATCATAGAGTATCAGTTTGGTCACCAACAAAAAAGAAGATGTACGATCCTCCTAAAGTTTTAGAAGACTATGGTATACCTTCACATAACTTTGCTGTTTACAGGTCAATCGATGGCGACAAGTCTGATAACATAGATGGAGTTCGTGGGTGGGGTTTGAAAACTATTCAAAAAAAAATACCACTTTTACTCGAAGATAAGATACTTAATATTGCAGATATTATTAAAGAAGATGAAAAGCTCAAAGAGAGTGAGGAGTTATTGAAAAGAAACTATATGTTGATGCAATTAGATGAAGTAGATATCAGCGCTTCTGCTAAAACTAAAATCTTAGATAAAATCAGAGAGCCTATTAATAGGTTAAATAAAATGCAATTTCAAAAAAGATTTATTGAGGATAGATTATTTGCTACACTACCAAATATGGATAGTTGGTTAGTTCAATGTTTTGCTAAACTCAATCAAATGGCTGAGAAAACTCATGGGAAGAAAACGTAAATACAATACAGAAACAGAAAGAAAGGAAGCACAACGAAAGTGGTCTATGGACTACTATTATAAGAATAGATCGACTCTACAAGCAAAAGCTAGAGAGCGTTATCGTAGGAAGAAGCAAATGGAATTAATGGAGCAACAAAGAAAAGAATTATATGGCGAATGAAAATTTTAATCAATTCGGTCCGACATTTCAATCAAAGATAATCTCATCTTTACTATCGGATAATAAGTTTATACAAACTATAAGTGATATATTAGAACCAGCATACTTCGATTCAGATGCTAATAAATGGTTGTCTACAAAGATAAGTAAATATTTTATGGAGTTTAGAAAAGCTCCTACATTAGAAGTTCTTAAAGTTAAAATCAATCAGATGGATGATGAGATTCTAAAAGTATCTGTTGTTGAGAATCTTAAAGAGGCTTGGAGAAATATAGAATCTACAGATTTAGAATTTGTAAAGCAGGAAACATTGGGGTTCTGTAAAAATCAGGTTATTAAAACTTCTATTATGGAGTCAGTTGATTTGTTAGAACAAAAGAAATATGATGAAATAAAAGTATTAATAGATGCAGCTATGAAAGCTGGTAGTGAAAGAGATTTAGGACATGACTATATTATATCTCTAAATGATAGACTTACAGAATCAGTAAGAGCTACCTTACCAACACCTTGGGATTCTGTGAGTGGTGTGATGGATGGTGGATTAGCTGGTGGTGAGTTAGGTGTGTTAGTTGCACCTGCTGGTATTGGTAAGACTTGGTGTTTACAATCGTTGGGTGCTCATTTAGTAAGACAAGGTAAGACTGTAGTTCATTATACTTTGGAGTTGAATGAGGCTTATGTTGGATTAAGGTATGATACAGTATTTAGTGGAACACCAACTGCTAATATAAAATACTATCAAGAAGATGTTCAAAAAGCTATAGACAAACTAAAAGGTAAGTTGATTATAAAATATTACCCAACTCGTTCAGCATCAGTAAACACATTAGCTTCTCATCTAAAACAGATGGAGATACAAGAAATCAAACCTGATGTGGTTATAGTTGATTATGCTGACATCCTAAAACCAACTACATTCTATAAAGAGAAGAGACATGCTACAGGTGAAACTTATGAGAATCTTCGTGGTATGGCTGGTGAGTTTGATATTCCTATATGGACTGCTTCACAGGCTAATCGTAGTTCGTTGGAAGAAGATGTTATTGATGCTAGTAAAGTAGCTGAAGATTATAGTAAGGTAATGACTGCTGACTTTGTTATGTCTGTAAGTCGTAAGGTAGAAGATAAGATAGCTAATACAGGTAGATTTCATGTCATTAAAAATAGATTTGGTATTGATGGAATTACGTTTCCAGCAAACATTAATACCAATACAGGCTTCATAGAAGTGTATGAAGCTTCAACGCAGGGTGGTAAAGAGGCTCAAGGTAAGATGGATAATTCAGAAGAGTACCTAAGAAAAACTTTATCAAAAAAATATAAAGATATGGGTGGATTTGAGTAAATAAGAATTGGTATATATTATATTTAATAATGTACGAAAAAAGTAAATAGGAGTTATGATGGAAAAATTTCAGTTGTCGGAAAATTTTATAAATAAATATAAAAGAAAAAAGCCACCATTCGGCTTTAATGGTTTGGGTGAATTAGTTTATATGAGAACCTATTCAAGAATAAAAGAAGATGGTAAAAACGAAAGATGGTGGGAGACAGTACAAAGGGTTGTAGAAGGAACTTATTCAATGCAAAAGAATTGGATTGAATCACATCAGTTAGGTTGGAATGCATGGCAAGCACAAAAGAGTGCTCAAGATATGTATGAAAGAATTTTTACAATGAAGTTCCTACCACCAGGTAGAGGACTTTGGGCTATGGGAACGGCTATCACAGAAGACAAAGGTTTATATGCAGCTCTTAATAATTGTGCATTTGTCTCAACAAAAACTCTTAAAGAAGATTACTCAAAACCATTCTGTTTCCTTATGGATGCCAGTATGTTAGGTGTTGGTGTAGGGTTTGATACAAAAGGTGCTGGTGAAATAGTTGTAAAGGGTATAGATAATAATAGGGATGAACAAATATATGAAATACCAGATACTCGTGAGGGTTGGGTAGAATCACTTAAATTATTATTAGAAAGTTATTTTCACGGACAAGCACCTGTAGAATTTGACTATAGAAAAATAAGAGGAGCTGGAGAACCAATATCAGGTTTTGGTGGTGTAGCTAGTGGTTATGAACCATTAGAAGAAGTGCATGAAGATATCAGAAAGGTATTAGAAAAGAATAGTGGAGAACCAATCACAATCACTACAATTGTTGATATTATGAATCTTATAGGAAAATGTGTAGTAGCTGGTAACGTAAGAAGAACCGCTGAGATTGTCTTTGGAGATCCTGATTCAGAAGAATATTTAGATTTAAAAAACTATGAAGTAAACCCACACAGAGACCAATATGGATGGACAAGTAATAATAGTGTGTTTGCAGAACTTGGTATGGATTATACTGAAGCTGCTAAACGAATAGTGGATAATGGTGAACCAGGTTTTGCTTGGTTAGATAATATGAGAAAATATTCTCGTATGAAGAATGGTGGAGATAATAAAGACCATAGAGCTGCTGGTGGTAATCCTTGTTTAGAACAAACATTGGAGTCATACGAGTTATGCTGTTTAGTTGAAACTTTTCCTGATAATCATGATGACTTTGAAGATTATGCGAGGACACTAAAGTATGCTTATCTATATGCAAAAACAGTAACACTTGGTAGAACTCATTGGTCAGAAACCAATAGAGTTATGTTAAGAAACAGACGTATAGGTTGTAGTGTAAGTGGTGTCGCACAATTCATTACTCATAGAGGATTGGGAACATTAAAGGAGTGGTTAAATGATGGATACGATGTCATACAGGAATGGGATGATATGTACTCTGATTGGTTTGCTGTACCAAACTCAATTAAAACTACTTCGGTTAAACCAAGTGGAACAGTTTCATTGTTGGCTGGCGCTACTCCAGGTTTACATTATCCCGAAAGTAGATTTTATATTAGAAGAATTAGAGTTTCTAAACATTCAGAATTATTAGAACCTATGAAAAAATCAGGTTATAAAATAGAGCCCGCTTTTGGTTCAGAAGATACAACAATGGTTGTAGAAGTGCCGGTGGACGTAGGAGAGGGAATAAGAACAGCAGCTGAACTTTCGATTTGGGAACAATTCAGTTTAGCTGCTTTTCTTCAACGTCATTGGGCAGACAATCAAGTAAGTTGTACGGTTACATTCAATCCAGAAACAGAGGGTGAACAAATCGCACCCGCTTTGAATTATTATCAATATCATCTAAAAGGTATTTCCCTTTTACCAAGACATGATTACGGAGCATATCCACAAATGCCGTATGAAGCTATAGATGAGAAAGAATACAATAAACAAGTTAAAAAACTTAGTAAACTTTCATTTGGTGTAATCAAACACGAAGAAGCAGAAGTAGATAAGTTCTGTAACAATGATTCGTGTGAGATAATCCCAACGACAGGAGATAATGATGATCAAGATTTTGCTAATTAAAATTGCGGACAGGCAGATGGCGCACCTGTGGAAAAATGCGTCTTAACTTCGTTAACGAAACAAAACAAGGAGACGTTTTATGAATAAACGTAATCTATTATCTTCGTTGTTAGTATTTCTAATGCCGATTTTCCTAGTT